CGCACAGACGGTTACCCCCAAATTCTATCTTGAGTTACAGAACAACTGTGTCAGCAAGGCAAAAACAGTCATGTTTGAGTCCATAATTGATCCCATCCTTGAATGGCTGTTCAATCTGTTTAGTTTCATTCTAGCTGTCATCTTTGTAATGACGCTAAGTCTATTGATCTATAGGATGAGAAATTTACCCTTCCTATTCATGATGTGTGGGTCTGCAGAATGCTGGGTGTCCAACATCCAAATGAATGGTCACACTGCCGAAATGCGCCAATACGAGGGTCAGTGGCTCTGTGGCAAGATTAAGATGATAAAGCTTGATGATCTGTATTACATCCGATACAATATGAGTGATAGTGCAGTGCATCTTGTGATGAGCAGATGCACCAACACAAAACTTGAGAATGGATGGGAATCTGTGTGTTCAGAAAGACCTGCACTTCTGAAAAACATATCAACAGGCATTAGCATGATTGCCGGCTTCAACTGTTCAGGTCAGCAGAAGTGCTTTGTGGGGGATGGATGCACACCCTGGGTAGATGCAAGAGACATCTGTGGCAGGAAGCTTGAAAGGAAGCTAGACAACCATCAAATGTTGGACATTTGTAGGCAACCGATTGTGGGTTGGATTGACAGTGATGGTGTGCATGGTAGGATGCAGCCAATAGACAAGAGCACATCTGTTAAGGAAATTGATTCTACTAGCTCTGGAGGTCACTGGAATATTGCTGGGAGGTGTTCCTGCATTGCTTATCATCAAGGTGTTGCTCTGCCTCCTATAACACTCAATAGACACAATAGCTTTTGTGCAGCCGACGAGTGGTTTAGCACACACCCTAAAGTTGGTACCAAAGTCTGCATCTCTGCCGATTCACTAGCTGTGAATTTTCTCAAATGGTCCATGAAAGTGATGAATCATAAACAGGACATAATAGCAGTGGAAAAAGGTGGAACAGTCAACTACATATTTACAAAGAGGGCAAAGAAAGTGTTCATTTCAGCTCAGATGAAAGGAAAGAGTTGTATCCCTGGAAACAAAACGGGAGATTATTGTCAGGAGAAAGTGAATGGGTGTGAAAAGGGATGTTGGAACCTACCTAAATCCAGAACCAGACAGAGAAGACAATCCATCCTCTTTTTTTGGGGTTTAGTGGAGGTCAAATGGGGTGAAGGAGGCGAAGTTTATGATGATTCCGTGCTCAAAGCATTAGCATCCCAGGTGGATCTGAACACTGCATCTGTTAAGAAATTACAATTGAAGCTTGACCTGCTAAGCAAAGCCATTTGGAATGGGTTCTGCACCAATGGCACTCATTCTGTACAAGCAAATATGACTATTACATTTAAAGATGGTGATGAGTTAGTGGTTCTTGATTGGTGCAATTCTGACACTCTTGAAGCTTTTATTGACTCGAAAAGTGTCCAGGAACATCATCTCTCAGATCTTGTCAAGGTAAGTATTCGGATGAGAATACATCAAAAAAGAGTGACAATTGCAACCAAACTGGGATGTGTTCTTTTTGGTTTAATTGTTTGCACAGCTGTGCTAAGAGCTTTATGGCGTCGGAAAGACTTCTCACTAAGTCACTATCATGAAGAGGACTTAAATGGTCAAACCTGCTACTCTCATCACCGTTTTGAAAAAAGATATTCAAGGGCTTGCAGGTGTGGCAATGTGGTGATTGGGAAGAATTCATTTCTCAAGATGGCAAAGTGTAACAACAGAAGCAAACTACCAGACTGTCTTCTTATGGATGACAAGCCCAATGAATGTGACGTTCTAGATTTTAGACAAGGTCAACAAAAGGAGGTAATTTCAGAGGTGCAGGTCATTGAGTTTGAAATCCATGGGGATGAACCGAGGAATGAGGGCAGTGGAGCCCAGACACACCAGGATCTTAGCGAAACGCCCGAAAGGTACGAAATTGCCCCTTTAGTATTTCATAATCCAGAGTATGTGACCCAATTCCACCCGAAATAATCGGGAGGCTTCCCTCCGTCCCCCCCTCCCCTCCCCCCCCTCCGCCGGAGGGGGGGGAGGGGAGGGGAGGTGCGGCCTAGTTTCTTATTGGGTCGGGCCTGGCTTCGGTCGTGATGAATGCTTTGCCAGATAGAAAGGCCAGATGTTTAGCAGAGGTCTGGTTGGGTCTGTTTGTATAGGCCACTACTATTTCCTCAGGTGGGGCATCGCTCTCCAAAGGAGCACAGGGACCTGTCACTTCATCTATCAGATCTATAGTGGTGCGTCCTGTGTGTAAGTAGTCCCATCTAAGCCTGCTTAAAATTTCGGTCTTCATGCCGTCTTTCTCATCCATCCATGGCCAGACTTGGAAAATAGTTGCATCATTGATCATTTTGGCCCATAGGGTGTCATCAACATTGTGAATCTGATGGCTTAGGAAAGTCTCGCTACCTCTAACCAGTCTCCTGCATCTTATCATCATGTTTATCCGAAATTTACCTTTGCGGAACTCAGAATGCATATATGATAAATCCATAGTTCGATGATCATTATTGAATCTCTCCATTATCGAAGGGGGTGGTCTCCTGTGCG